AAATACATAAAAATTTGCCAGGATTCCATAAATTGTGCTTATTGTGGTAAATTTACAACATATAAAGATTATTTAATATGCCAAGATTAAGTTTATGGTCGCCTGAAAAACGCAACGATTACAAATATCTCGATAGTGTAATATCTGAGCAATACACTGTCGGTGGATTAGACATATATATTCACAAATATTTAGGTCCTAAAGTTTCAGGGGATTATTCTACAGAATCCAGTAACTATGACGTTACTCGCCCTGTATACTCAGAAACTAATCCATTGTTTATCGAAGATTTATTTACTCTTGAAAATAGAGATCGCGATTACGACGAATCTATCTATAGGTTAAGAGGTGTATATAATGTTCAGGATATTGATTTTAATTTAAGTCAATTTGGATTATTCATTCAAAACGATACTATATTTATTACGTTTCATTATAACGACATGATCGACACATTGGGTCGCAAATTAATGAGCGGGGATGTTATTGAGGTTCCTAACTTAAAGGATTTTCATCCGTTAGATCCAAACATTCCAATCGGAATGCCAAAGTTTTATGTTATTCAGGATGCTTCATTTGCTAGCGAAGGATTTAGTAAAACCTGGATGCCACACATTTGGCGTGTTAAAGCAGTTCCGATGGTAGGTGCGCAAGAATACAAAGACATTCTTGATGGTTACACTAATGAGAAAGGCAATGAAACTGGCGACCTAACTGATTACTTAACTACATACAATAAGAACAAGGATATCAACGACAAGATCATTGCACAAGCAGAAGTGGAAGTTCCACTGTCTGGGTACGATGTTAGTAAGTTTTATGTTGCTCCTTATGGCAGCGACGGAGAACCAGAAGACGGTACAGGCATTAGTGCTGATAACGATAAATTAACAGCAGACTTAGGTGCTGTGCGTGCTGATCGTAGTTTAGTGTCGCCTACATCAGATGGATATCTAGTAGGTTACCTAACCGGCAATACAATGCCACCAAATGGATTACCTGTTACACCAGGTGTTAGTTTCCCGGTCAATGCAAGAACTGGTGATTATTGTTTACGTTTGGACTATCATCCAAATAGATTATTTAGATTTGATGGAGCACGTTGGGTGAAAGTAGAAGATAATGTAAGAACTGAAATGACGTACTTAAACAACGACAATACTACGCAGCGCAGCTCGTTTGTTAATAATACTGCTACTGTTCAAACAACAGACCGTGGCAATATTCCAAGTCGTCAAAGTTTAAGTGACTTATTGCGACCAGAGGCCGACAACTAATGGCTGTACAATTCTTTTACGATGAACAAATACGCAGATTTCTGTTACAATTTACCAGAATCTTTTCAGGCTTTCAGGTAGAGTATGGCCGCGATGATAGCGGTAACGTAACGTATCAAACTGTGCCGGTGAGATATGGTGATGCATCAAGACAAGCACAGGCTATTTTACAAAATAACAGTGCTAATAGTATGCCTTCTGCACCCATGATGAGTTTCTACATCAGTGCTATGAAATATGCCCGAGACCGAGTTCAAGAACCTTACCATGTCGATACACGCAGTTTTCGTCAACGTACATGGGACGACGATACACAGACCTACGAAAATACACAAGGTAATGCGTTTACAGTTAAGCGACATATGCCAGTTCCTTATGATCTAACTATTAAATTAGATATCTGGACTACAAACACCAATCAGAAATGGCAGTTACTTGAACAAATTACTCCTTTGTTTAATCCATCAGTTGAAATACAAAGCACAGACAATTATATTGATTGGACTAGTTTAACAGTAGTTGAACTCAATGATATTAACTATACTTCTCGAACTGTACCTGTTGGTACCGATGAGCCTATTGACATTGTTACACTAACATTTACTGTGCCTATCTGGATCAGCATGCCTGCTAAGGTTACTAAACTTGGTGTTATCCATAAGATTATTGCTGGTATATACGATGCTGATGGCAATACTAATTCACTATTAGAAAATGACGATTTATTGTTAGGTACACGTGTGCAGGTCACTCCACATGGATATCAAGTATTACTAATCGGTAATCAATTGCAGGTACTAAAAGCAAGCGCAGTTGACGAAGCAAACACAGATTTAGGCAGTTTAAGCACACAAGACGACAGCGTGTTATTATGGCATGCTGTAATTGAGGAATATGGCAAACTACGCGATGGTATTAGTCAAATACGCTTAGAAAACGATACTAATGATATTGAGATTGTAGGTACTGTTGCATATCATCCAACAGACGATCGTGTTATGTTGTTTACAGTTGATGAAGACACTCTACCTGCTAATTCGTTAACACCAGTAACGGCTGTTATTGATCCACAGCGCAGTGGTCCAGGAGCAGGTTTAACCGCAGCAACAACCGGACAACGCTATTTACTAACAGACAATATTGGCGATTCTGATAATACCGATGCCGCTGATAGTTGGGGCAATTTAGTTGCCAGTGCTAACGACATTGTTCAGTATAATGGTTCTAGTTGGTTTGTGCATTTTGATGCTAGTGCTACAGAAACAGTAGAATATGTAACTAACTTAAATACCAATTTACAATATAAGTGGGACGGCAATCAATGGGTACGCAGTTATGAAGGACTATATGCGGGGGGCAAGTGGTCACTAGTGATCTAAACGCAGTTGGTGTTTGGTTTTACGCATACAACACACAACGTTATTTGTATCTAATGCGCAATGATCCTAAACATCCTTATACCTGGGGACTACCGGGCGGAAAAGTCGAAGAAAACGAAACACTGCTAGATACAATTACTCGCGAGTGTTTGGAAGAAATGGGCAGCATGCCAGAGTATATTAAACTAGTACCTATTGAGCAGTATACTGGGCCAAACAATCACTTTGTTTATCACACGTTTTTTTGTTTAGTTTCTGATGAATTTGTACCTGTCTTAAATGATGAACACCTGGGCTATGCTTGGTTGAATCGCGGTATTATCCCTAAACCATTACATCCTGGGTTATGGGCAACTATTAATGTTGAGGATATCTATCAAAAAATAGAGACAGTTGAAAATCTATACAGTTACGAAATATCACAGTAACTAATAAATTCTCGAACCGACATTGCTTCTAAATTTCTATACGTTAACCATTCTTTAGGAATGTTATCTTCTGGTGTAACATGATAAAATTTAGTTGTAGAATAAGTTTTAATTATTTGACTGACAGTTTCAATCATTTTAGTGCGTCTAGTTAATCCGTCTGCGGTAAATTCATCATATCCAACAAGGAATACTTCTCGGTGTCCGTCAAACGCTGCTAGATATGCAGCTACCGCTTCTTCTGTACTTTTGTATCCGTATGGAACAATGAAAAATTCGCCAGGGGTTTTAAGACAATTGGTTGTACTAGTATACACCATAATTTGTTCTGTTAAATTCTGTTCTATTAGATAATCAAGGTTATCCTGGTTGAATGTTACATGAAAATTAGCGTGTACTTTTTTATAAAGATCACCTGTGGTATAAACATTCAGTGGAAGTGTATTTAACAACCCGTGATATAGCATTAGTCTGGTTAACTGAAACTGAGTGCTTGATATACCATTGCTTACACAAGTAGCACGTCCAGATATTGATTTAATTTGTAGTGGATTATCAACAAACTCACGTTCTTGTTGTTTTTTTCCGTTAACAATTCTTAATCCAGTTACAACAAACTCGCCTTCATAATCAGTTCTATAACGTTCTTCCATTAGTAAGACCCACCGTCGATTGTTTTACTATCTAATGTTTGCGTTCCTGTTGTTGTAACTACGGCGCTGCCGATAGTAACATCTGTTTGATTATTGTCTGCATCATCTGTTGCAACTAGATATGTCCCATCAAAATTTAAATTTGCTCTTGCTGTTACGTTAGATCCTGCATTCTGAATAGTATGCCCACCACTAGCAGCAGCAGTCCATGTTACATTTCCTGCACCATCTGTAGTCAATACATATCCGTATGTGCCATCAACTATTGGTAGTGTGTATGCTCCATTAACAGTTAGACTTGCGACACTGCCTGCTACTGTTAAACTATTAACCCGCAAGTTAGCGTATGATGCAATAGTTACGTCGCCGTTTGTTGATCCTTGTTCAGTAGAGTTAGCTAACACAAATT